CGTGATCCTCGTCGTGGTGCTGATCCTGCTCATCATGGGCCGACTGTGATGCCGTCAACCAGCAATAAACAGCGGCGTACAATGGCGGCGGCGTCTCACTCCCCCGAGTTCGCCAAGAAGCTGGGCATACCTGTGAAGGTTGCCCGCGAGTTCAACCGTGCGGACGCCGGTACGCGCATCCGCAAAACCTCAAGGAAAAAAGCATGAGCAGATTTCTTGCACGCCTCACCAACGTCGGTGGCGACGTATTCATGGTCGAGCAGTTGGAACGCCGGGTCGACCCCGGCTATGGCGGCGGTTTCGTTCCGACCGACCCCGGCTACGGTCAAGGCCACCCGTTTCCCGACCGTCCCGGCAACGCGCTGCCGATCCCGCCCGTGCGCCCCAGCCCGCCCATCGTGCTGCCGCCCGGCGTGTGGCCCCCGCAACTCCCTCCTTCAGTCGACAACACGCTGCCGGAACCCGGTCGTCCGATCTTCATCCCGCCCGATCCCTCGGTCGGCATCGAGCACCCCATCGTGCTGCCGGAACTGCCGCACGGCGTCGCTATCCTGATCGCGCTGCCGCAGGCCCAGCCGAAGGCCGGTGACCCGCCCAACACCAAGCCAGCCATCCTTGTGCAGGCGGGCAAGAAGCCGGTGCTGGTGTACGTGAGCGCCGCCGCAACGCCGAAGTAAGGGGATGCCCGCCTCGCTCGCAGTAGCCCAAGCCGACGACAATCGGCTGATTTACGAGCCATGCACTTCGGTTCAGGGGTTCCTGCAAAGCGAGGCGTTCATCAGCCTGATCGTCGGCCCGGTAGGCAGCACCAAGACGACCGCTGGGCTTTTCAAGATCGTCTACCATGCCTCGCGCATGGCGGCGTCCCGCGACGGCATACGCCGCTCGCGCGCGGTGTGGGTCCGCAACACGAACGAGCAACTTCGGGATACGTCGATCCCCGACTTCCTCAAGTGGTTCCCCGACGGCGTCGCCGGTAGTTTCGTCAAGACGGGCACCCGGTTCTTCCTCAAGTTCGACGATGTCGAATGCGAGGTTCTCTTTCGCGGACTCGACGACGCCAATGACGTGCGCCGCCTGCTTTCCCTTCAGGCGTCCTTCGCCATCTTCGACGAGTTCCGCGAAATCCACAAAGACATCTACGACGCCATGCAGGGCCGTCTCGGGCGCTACCCGGACAAGATGATGGTGCCGCACAAGCCCAAGTGGGGGCGCGACAAGGACGGCCACCCGGTGGCAGGATGCGTCACCGACGACGGCGTGCAGAACAAGCACCTGTGGGGCATGAGCAACCCGCCCGACATGGACACCTTCTGGGAGCAGTTGCTCAACGACCCGCCCGCCAACGTGCAGGTGTTCATGCAGCCCTCGGGGCTGGACCCCAAGGCCGACTGGCTGGAGTTCCTGCCCTCCGAGTACTACGCCAACTTGGCCGTCGGCAAGACCGAGGACTGGATCGACGTCTACATCAAGGCCATGTTCGGCAAGAGCTTGGCCGGGCAACCCGTCCACCGCTCGTTCAAGGCCGACTTCCACGTCGCCAAGAAGCCGCTGATCGCGCTGCGCGGCGGCGATAACATCCTCGTCGCGGCAAATGAGAAATACCCGCTGCTGATCGGCGTCGACTTCGGCCTCACCCCGGCGGCGGTAATCGGCCAAATGGACCCACGCGGCAGGCTGCTGGCGCTGCGCGCGCTGACCGCCGAGGGGATGGGTAGCCTGCGCTTCATCCGCGAGCGCCTGAAGCCCGTTTTGGCCAGCGAGTTCGGCGGCATCCCGGTGCTGGTCATCGGCGACCCGGCGGGTATCCAGCGCGCGCAGACCGATGAAAGATCGGTGTTCGACGTGTACAAGGCCGAGGGTTTCCGCATTGTCCCCGGCAAGACCAACGCCATACCGGGGCGGCTCAACTCCGTGGACAACTGGCTTTCGCGGCAGGTGGACGGCGGCGCGGCGGTGCTGATAGACCCCACCGGCTGCAAGCCGCTGGTCCACGCGCTGCGCGGCGGCTACCGCTACAAGGTGAACACCAAGGGCGAGGTGGACGAGAAGCCGGAGAAGAACTACGCCTCGCACATCGCGGACGCATTCCAGTACCTGTGCATGCACGCCGACCCCGGCGGCATCGGCGGCGGGATGTTCGTCGCGCCCAAGCGCGAGATCAAGAAGGTGGCGTACGTGTACTGAACCGGCTAACATCCGGCGCACAACGGGAGAGCTTGATGGCACTTGGACTGCAACCACCGACGCCCCAGCCGATGCCGGGCGGCTTCGGCGTTCCTGCGGTGCCAATGCCCGCAGGGCAGATAACCGGCCCCGCCGCTCCCATGCTGACGCAGCCGCAGTCGTCGGGTGTGGTCAACCTCGGCGGCATCCTGCCCATGCAGTCGATGAAGTCGATGCTGGAGGAGCAGAAGCGGGCCAGCGAGATACAGCAGCACCAGCCCCTCATCACCGGCCTCGCCGGTCATGTGCGTACGCAGTGGAGCACCAACCGGATGGCGCGCGAGCAGACGGTGGAGCAGCGGATGTTCAAGAGCCTGCGCCAGCGCCGGGGCGAGTACGACCCCGAGAGGTTGACGGCCATCCGCAAGCAGGGCGGCAGCGAAATCTACATGATGCTCACGAGCAACAAGTGCCGTGGCGCATCGGCGTGGCTGCGCGACGTGCTGCTGGGTTCGGGCAGCGAGAAGCCATGGACGCTCAAGCCCTCACCCATACCGGCGCTGCCGCCCGAAGTCCTCGAAGAGTTGCGCACTCGCGCGGTGAACGAGGTGCAGCAGTACATGCTGCTCAGTGGGCAGGAAGTACCTCCCACCGAACTCAGAAAATTCCTGACTGGACTTCGAGAAGAGTTCTACAACTCTTTGTACGAAGAGGCGAAGAACAAGGTCCAGAACATGGAGCGGAAGATGGAGGACCAGCTTCAGGAAGGCGGCATGCCGTTGGCCTTCGACCAGTTCTTGGACGACATCACCACGTTCCCCGCCGCCATCATCAAGGGGCCGGTGATCCGCAACAAGAACAAGCTGGCGTGGAAAGAGATCGGGCCGGGGCAGTACGAGCCGGACATCTCCGAGACGATGGTGCTGGAGTGGGAACGTGTGGACCCGATGATGTGCTACCCGAGTCCCGCGAGCACCAGCATCGAGGACGGCAACTTCATCGAGCGCCACAAGCTGCGCCAGCAAGACCTCGAAGCCCTCATCGGGGTGGAAGGCTACGACGACGGGGCAATTCGGAAGGTCTTGGAGGACTACGGGCGCGGGGGCTTGCAGGAGTGGATATGGGTGGACAGCGAGAAAGCCTTCGCCGAGGGCAAGTCCACCACAGGTGTAATGCAAAACCCGGAGCGCAACATCGACGCGCTCCAGTTCTGGGGTTCGGTTTCGGGCCAGATGCTCATCGACTGGGGCATGACCGAAGAGGAAGTGCCCGACCCGGTCAAGAACTACCCCGCCGAGGTGTGGCTGATCGGCCCCTACGTCATCAAAGCCCTGTTGAACCACCACCCGCTGGGGCAGAAGCCGTACTTCAAGGCGAGCTACGAGGACATTCCGGGCTGCTTCTGGGGGAACTCGGTCTGCGACCTCGTAAGGGACTGTCAGGACGTGTGCAACTCGGTCGGCAGGGCGCTCGTCAACAACGCCGGGATCGCATCCGGCCCGCAGGTAGGAGTCAACTCCGACCGCATGCCGCCGGGCGAGGACATCGAAGAGATGTACCCGTGGAAAATCTGGCAGTTCACGTCCGACCCCATGGGCAGCACCGCCGAAGCCATCACCTTCTTCCAGCCGAACTTGAACGTCGCTGAACTCATGGCCGTGTTCGAGAAGTTTGCGGTTCTAGCTGACGAGTACTCGTCCATTCCTCGCTACATGACCGGCGACTCTCCGGCTGGTGGAGCCGGAAGAACTGCTTCCGGCATGTCGATGCTCATGACGAACGCGAACAAGTCGATGAAGCAGGTGGTGAGCAACATCGACTACAACATCATCTCGCCGCTCTTGCAGCGGCTGTATTTCTACAACATGAAGTACGGCGAGGATGACTCGCTCAAGGGCGACGTGCAGATCGTGGCTAAGGGTGCAGTCGGCGTGATCGCCAAGGAGTCGGCGCAGGTGCGGCGCAACGAGTTTTCTCCT